GTTTAAGGAGGGCTTCCTTCAAAGTATCAAAGACAGAGACATCCGTCTTACTGATGCTTTGTGGGAGTCACCCTTAGACTTTCTTCGCGGCCTACGCGCTACGCCTTTCCTGATTCTCAAATCTACTCCAGTTATCCAAATGGATCGTAATAGTGACCCGGATCATCCGGGATTCATTTCTACGTCTCCAATTGGTATCATTCTGGCTGCGCGCCTATGGAAGTCCTCTCCTCTCTACCCGGCCTTACTAGCCTGGTGTGAGATGACGGGAAATACATGGGTGCCCAACCGGATTGACAGTTGGACCAAGGGGTTCGACAATGTCGGACCTTTACCGATTCACCTTGACGGTGGATCTCTTGGTAGACTGGGATTGAAGTTAGAAGCGGCCGGGAAGGTACGTGTTTTCGCAATTGTGGATTGTTTTACTCAATGGCTCATGAAGCCTCTTCACGAGGCTATCTTTGAGCTGCTGAAGACCATTCCGCAAGATGGGACGTTTGATCAGACCGCTCCGTTAGACAAACTTTTAGAGAGACTCCCTAAGGGGACTCCTTTCTACTCGTTTGATCTTTCGGCTGCGACTGATCGACTACCAATCAGTATCCAGAAAGTAGTTCTGTCCTTCTTCTTAACAAGTTGGGGGGCGGAAGTCTGGGCTCAACTGATGACGGCTCGGCCGTTCACTGTTCCTTTTATTCCTAAGGGAGTAAAATGTCCAGCGAATGGTCCGCAACCATCAGACGAGATCTACTATGAGACAGGGCAACCAATGGGAGCTCTGTCCTCATGGGGGATGCTGGCGTTAACACACCATGCGATCGTCCAGTTTGCTGCTTACCGCGCACATCTTCTTGATTACAAACTTGGTGATTGGTTTGAGGACTACGCCATCTTAGGAGATGACGTAGTGATCGCCAACCAAGCTGTAGCGGATCAATATGTGTTGCTGATGGAGACTCTAGGAGTCAAAATCGGTTTTCACAAAAGCCTGATCTCTACCCGAGGGTACGCTCTTGAGTTTGCGAAGAAATTATACCTTAATGGTGTTAATGTCTCTGCAATTCCTTTCTTGGAATTCTTTAGTTCAGTCGGTAAAATGACTGCTCTATTAGAGCTGGGAAGGAAGTACCGCCTATCCCTTGGCCAGTACCTTACGGCTGCTGGTTATGGGTATAAAGCTAAAGGCGCCTGTAATAGGAAACTTGTTAAACTTCCTATTCGGTTGAGAAACTACATTCTCGGTTACTTTAGTCCAGGTGGCGTGCGCCCGCTAGAAGTAGCAAAATTCTTAGCCCTAAAGGCTGTGAATCACTACTACGTCGAAACGGACGCGAAGCTCTCTGCTCTTGCTCAACACTTCGCAGAATCCGAGAAATCGGCTCTGTTGAAGGTACTTGATCGATTACAACCGTTGAAAGACGAGTGTATGAAGTTAGGTACGGTTTATCGAGATCGAGAGCACTATGGTACGATCCAAAGAGGATCCGACCGGAAGATGCCTCTTGGAGGAATCAATATTCCTCACTGGGAAAACCAGTGGGAAGTATTCGATTCTCTCCGAGAGAACGTCTATCGGGAGGCCTTCTTGGATAGTGCCATTGCACTACGGGACCTTCGAACCAAGGTTGAGGAGTTCAAGTATGATCCAGATAACAATCTGGGCCATATTGCAGAGTTATGGTCTCTGGTAGAAAATATCAGAGACGATATCGACCTGCTTCCACTTCCTTACAATATTGCTAGTCGCCGAGAGTCCCAAAAGGACTTGAAGTTCCTGGCAACTATTGTACGGAGATGGTTAGACTTCTCAAGCCATTTAAGAACGACACGGGCTTCCTAAGCCCTTGACTAGTGGATCTTCCTCACAAGGGAGGGTACGCACCAAACTAGTCCAGATTGTTAACCGCTTTGAAGGGATAGACTTGCTCCCGGTAGGTGTGAATCTACCGGTCAAGCAGATAACTATCCCGAAATATTTTCGAAAGCGCATCTGAGCGTAGCACGGGAGAAGAAAGCTTTCTCAAGGTCACACTTGAGAAGGCGGGGTTCTTCCCGTTAGAGCCTGAAG